TAGTAATCATGGCATTAGGGATATATCTTTCGGAACATTATTCTCAGTGGAGCATCCTGCCAAGATTTGGGGCAATTGGAATAATGATCGGCACATTACTAACGCTCTCTCCTCTTTTTGCTGATGGGATTTACCTATCTCAAAGTGAGGCATTTAGTCTTGGTAGTCTTGATGAGGAAGGAATCACTAGAGTAACAACAGAAGATGGAAGAAAGGTTTCAATCAACATTTTTTGGGGGGTAATACTAATAGTTTTCTCGTCCTTTATTAATGCTTTTGGAGACTATCTTGGTGACTATCTATGAGCGAGTACAATATTGCAGCCAAAAGCCAAGAAGAGCGCGACAAGGTTAACGTTGACCTGGCGGCCTCCGGAGTGGCGTACAAAGAGCGCCTGAACATGCCTGTCATCGCCGAGGTGGTGATGCGCGAGCAGCCTGAACATTTGCGCGATTATTTTTTGGCGAGGTTGAGGCATTACAGAGAGCAAAGCCTGTCATTACCAAGAGCAACTGATTCTCGATATCAAGAAATGGCAGAACAAAATGGAAAATGATAACAAGTTGGATTTCTCATCAGAATTTGATGAGTTGATTAATGCAGAAGGCAGGATTACCCCTGAAATCCTCACTGCCGTTAACCGTTATTTTTTGTACTTCTCATTCTTCGAATCGCTACTTCTTAATTGCGCCGGTAGCCAATGGAAAAGTGAGCGGTATGCTAAGCGACTCTTGCAAATGCAGGTTGTGGATTTGGGCGTTCTAAAGCGAGTGTACGAAATTTTTTCAGAACGCTATGTGAATGATAGAAGTAAATTTGAAAGCCTTTGTGGGGGATTGAAACATACCCCTGAGGATGTGAGAGAGGCGAATTTTGATTCCATGCAAGCTATGACAAACAGTCCAGAGGTTCAACTTGGTGTGTGCTTGTTCGTTTGCTTCAGGTTGAGGAACAATCTGTTTCATGGTCCAAAATGGCGTTATTTTCTTGAGGGACAAGAAGGATTACTTCTTTCAGCAGGGGATCTAATTCATTCTATTCTGTCCCATGTTCCCAAACCGGATGGCTGGGCATTTCAGAACATACTCGACTCTAACGATTAACTTTGATTTTCCATAATCAACCCGCCATAATCATGTCATCGGAGCCTGAACAACTCCGGTGACTTCTGCGCATTTAAGGGGACTTAAATGCGACCACAATATGAACTCCTCACCTTGTCACAGATGCTTAACGGCACCTGCGATTTTTTGCATTCTGCGGTTTCCGTTAAGGAGGCCGTATGACTCTGCCAGTAGACGGAATAAAACTCCATCGCGGCAACTTCGCGGCCATCGGTCAGCAGATTCAGCCGTTGCTGGATGCCGGGCAATGCTTCCGCCTGCAGGTAAAGCCGTGGCGTGATAAGCGTAGCCTGTCGCAGAACGCGCTCAGCCACATGTGGTACACGGAAATCAGCGAATACCTCATCATCCGCGGTAAGACCTTCGCTACGCCTGAGTGGGTCAAAGACGCGATGAAGCACACCTATCTTGGCTACGAAAGCAAAGACCGTGTAGACGTCGTGTCCGGCGAAGTCACCACCGTGCAATCCCTCCGTCATACGTCCGAGCTGGAAACCGGCGAAATGTACATTTTCCTGTGCAAAGTCGAAGCCTGGGCGATGAATATTGGCTGCCACCTGACCATTCCTTCCGACTCCCAATACCAGAAATTGAGGGAGGCCCAAGATGCATAACTGGAGCGATATATTTTCCATTGTTGATGGAAATCTTGTGTGGGCCATAAAGCCAGCTAACAGGGTAAAAATTGGTGACGTTGCAGGTTGTCTTAGCGATGGATACAGGAGGTTTGAATACGCCGGTGGAAGTTACTCGGCCCATAGAATTGTATGGGAAATGGTAAACGGGCCAATTCCTGAAGGAATGGAGGTTGACCACATAAACCACGTCCGCGCAGACAATCGGATTGAAAACCTTAGGCTGATAAGCCAGTCGGATAATACCCGAAACAAATCGCTGCCCATCACCAATAAGTCAGGTGAGATTGGTATCCATTGGAATAAAAAGCTAAGCAAGTGGCATGTCCAGATCAACGCCGGCGGTAAAAGAAAGTTCGTCGGTGTTTACGAGAGCATGGAAGAAGCAAAGCAAGCTCGAGACAAGGCAAAGGCTGAGCATGGTTATCATGCCAACCATGGACTGCCCAATAGTCATTGCTACCAGCAGCTGCGCGATAAGCAGGAGGCCTGATGTCTACTCCACTATCACGCGTCATCACCAACGAAATCTTCCGCGTTCCGGGGCGCCGTCAGCGTAAGCCAGCGGTTAAGCCGTCCGATATCCCGACATTGAAAGGATACACCGCCCGCCTGGTGGATCAGAAATGGCTGCGTCTCGCGGCACGGAGGGCGCATGGCTAAGTTACCGCGCCGCAAGTGCGCCCATAAATCCTGTCGCCAGTGGTTCCACCCGGTACGCGACGGGCAGGTGGTTTGCTCATTCGAGTGCGCCAGCGCGATCGGCAAAGAACAGACCGCAAAAGCACGTGAAGCCGCTAAGCAGAAGGAAGTGCAGCGCCATCGCACCGAAGAGAAGGCAGGTCGCCAACGGCGTGCTGCACGTCGTAATGAGCTGAAGCCGATCCGTCACTGGGTGCAGATGACTCAGCGTGCCTTTAACGACTGGCGCCGTGAAATGCTGCTGACTGCCGGGCATGGCTGCATCTCCTGCGGAACAAAGACCGCTTTTGCCTGGCATGCAGGGCATTACCGCACCACGGCCGCCGCGCCACAACTGCGCTTCAATCCCGATAATATGTGGCTTCAATGCTCCGCGTGCAACGTCCACAAATCCGGAAACATCGAGGCGTACCGTGCCGCTCTGGTCGAACTGATCGGCGAAGAGCGCGTGCTGGCGCTGGAGTCCAATAACGAAAACCACCGTTATACCCGCGAGGAGCTGGATGGCATCCGCGCTAAGGCCCGGGCAGACCTTCGCGCAATGAAACAGCAGGAGGCAGCATGAACCACGCCGACTTCCTCCGATACCAGGCTGAGAGCGTTAAGCGCGCCAGCATGCCGCCAGTAGCAAAGCACAGCCAGACCAAAACCAATCAGCCACAGAAGGAAGCCGCATGAACAGTCAGCAACTGGAATACGTACGTCAGCAGCTTATTGTGGCGACCGCAGATCTGAGCGGGGCGACGAAAGGGCAGCTGGTAGCTTTCGCCGAGAACGCGCAATTCACCGCGACGGTGCGCAGCCGGGGCCGGAAGAAAATCACCGACCCTGTAACTGGCCGAAAAGTTAACTCGGACGGTCCGGCGATGAGCGGCAATCAGTCGCGCGCCAAGGGCTCATCCATCGCGCTGGTGGGACCGATTGAGTTCGTGACCGCATCGTGGCGCCGCGCAGTCCTGTCGCTGGAAGAGCATCAGAAAGCATGGCTGCTGTGGAACTACAGCGAGAACACGCGCTGGGAGAACCAGGTGACGATTACCCAATGGACATGGGCAGAGTTCAGGGAAACGCTGGGAACGAAGAAGGTGGCAGGCAAAACAATGAAGCGCCTGCAGAAGCTTATCTGGCTGGCAGCGCAGGATGTTAAGGCTGAGCTGGCAGGGCGTGAGACCTACGAATATCAAAAGTTGGCTGAATTAGTTGGCGTCGCTAAATCGACCTGGACGGAGACATACCTTCCTCACTGGCTGGCAATGCGTAGCGGATTTATACAGCTCGATAATGGTGCGCTAATCTCAGTAACGCGATCACGTTCACAACAAAAGGCGGCAAGTTTAGATGTAAGTTTTGCAAAACCGAACTGAAAGTGCTATATTTCGTGTAAATCAGATATGCTGCCAAAAATATATCGGCGGTAAAGAATAAAAAGCCCAAGGTTAATGCCTTGGGCTTTGTCGTTTCTGGGTCAGAAGCACAGAGGTTGTGCGTTCGGCTGTTAACCGAATGGTCGAAGGTTCGAATCCTTCCTGTCCCGCCAAACCCAAGCCAGGGTATCTTCAGCCAAAGAGCTGACATTTCCTTACCCCCATATTGCCCGCCTGTCGCGGGCTTTTTTATTCAGGCCGCAGACAATCAATTCCAGATGCCACGTAGCTATCGTGTCTGACGGCCTTTCCTACTACACGAACAGCACCCGCAAATAACGCGAGGTGAAGAGCATGTATCGAATGGAAAAACTAACCACTGGTGCAGCCTATGGCGCTTCTGCCGGTAGCATCCTTAACGGCATGCTTAACGCCTACAGTCCTGAGCAGTGGAACGCCATTGGCGTACTCGTAGGCATTGTCATTGCCGTGCTGACATACCTGACCAATCTCTATTTCAAGATCCGCGAAGACAATCGGCGTAACAGGAGCAACGATGAACCCGACACTCAGGAATAAGCTGGTGGGTGCCATTGTTGGCGGATCCGGAGCAATCACCATTGCTGCAGTAATGCTGGGCAATGCGGATGGGCTGGAAGGGCGTCGATACTACGCCTATCAGGATGTGGTCGGAGTCTGGACTGTTTGCGATGGGCACACCGGTGCTGACATTCGCCGCGGTCATCGCTATACCGACAAAGAGTGCGACAACCAGCTGAAGGCAGATCTGCGAAAGGTGGCAAACGCCATCGACCCGCTGATCAAGGTTCGAATCCCTGAACCTACCCGCGCCGCGCTTTACTCCTTCACCTATAACGTCGGGTCTGGTGCATTCGCCAACTCCACGCTGCTGAAGAAACTGAACGCCGGAGACGTGCCGGGTGCATGCAAAGAACTGCAGCGCTGGACCTATGCCGGTGGCAAACAGTGGAAAGGGCTGATTACCCGGCGCGAGATTGAGCGTGAAGTCTGCGAGTGGGGCCAGAAATGAGTCGATTAACCGCAATCATCTGCGCTGTCGTTATCTGCCTGCTGGTCTCTATGGCATGGGCGATTAACCACTACCGCGACAATGCCATAACCTACAAAGACCAGCGCGACAAAGTCACTGAACAACTCAGCCTGGCGAACGCCACCATCAAAGACATGCAGACCCGCCAGCGTGATGTCGCTGCGCTGGATGCAAAATACACCGGAGAACTGGCTGATGCGAAAGAAACCATTGAGCGTCTGCATAGCGATGTCATTGCTGGCCGTAAGCGGCTGCAGCTCAACGCAAACTGTCCCGCAAACGGCACGACCAGCACCCGCGGCATGGGCGATGCTACCGGCC